CCGGCGAGAACACAGCCAAGAAAATCGGCTGGCCTTACTGGATGAGTGATACCGTATCTGAGGATTTGAACGATTACTGTCGCCGGGTAGGACTGTTTCGGGCAGGACAGAATTTGTCTAAGGCGCTGAAAAATGGACCACTACCAGCAGTGGGTTGACAATACCATACTAGAACTAGGGGGCAATACACCCCAATATCCATGCGGCATACAGCGAAAGTTAGTACCCACTTACACGGGAACCCGCATGGATGCTTGTCAAGGGGTACAACGCATTATTTCTAATGTGTACTTTGTAGATTTCATGCGGGTTGGCAGGTTAAGAACCACTAACTTACAAAAATAATTTTAAAAGTGGGTTTATAGTCAACATTATTGGATGTTTTGATACTCAATCCATCCTTTACCAAGGGGATTAACTCTCATCCCCTTACCCCTTCTCTCAGTTTTTGGTGATCACTGAAAACCGGATGAAATCATAAGATCACCCACTGTTAACTGCGTAGGGTTTTGAGCCTCGGCAGCTAACAAGTTGGAGATGATTTCATACCCGACACTAAAGGCTTTGCCGGGGACGCCGATAGAGTCGGCCTGTATCCAGATGTGACCGTGTTCATCCTCTTGGATGTAGATCAGGAACTTGCCTAATGGCTTGGACTTCTGTTTTTTCGGGGTGTCGCTGGCAGGTTTCATAAATCCATTGTAAAACTTGGGAGCGAGATTCGGCTTCAATCATAAGATCAAAGACCAAACCCCGCTTGATTGTGACGACGAAAATCACGCAGTTTCCCGCCAGATTTTCAGGCTTGTGTGCATGGACTCATAGCCGCTTGTCAGCATAAACAGTTCAGCCTGTCGCAGTGCGTCGATTAAATCGCGGCTCAGAATCCGAGTGTATATGCCCTGCTCAAACAGTTTGTAACCTTTCGCGCTGGGCTTAACAACAATCATCCCGTCGCCATCAGCACAATAAACAAATCGGCTGGGCTGGTTTCTGTAGGCAACATCCACACACTGCCATGACAGGTCTAGATCGTCATGGGTAATATCAGGCAGTTTCACGGCAGCACCTCTTATTGTCGGCTAGGGTAGCTGCGTCAATGGCGGCGGTTTCGCTGTCGGCCTGACCATAGTCCATAAGCACATCGTCAACGATCAACTCCCAATAAAAATGGGGAGCCACAAAAATCTGAACGTGTCCGGTGATTTTGCCTGTAGCTATCTGGGCGAACCTCTTACACTCCGCAAGCGTGTATTGCTTTTGGCGGTGGTAGTGATAGTTAGCCAGCCACTCCACAGTGCTATGTGGCATGGCGTCGAGTGTGTCTAGCATTTGGTGAATCATTGTGTCATCTCCAAACCTGATACACGAAAACATCGCCCATCTTGGCGCTGGACGTCAACAGTCCCGGCACGGTGGATAGCTAAAATTCGGACTCGTTCGTAGTGGCCGAACAGGGACAGGCGGATAAATTGACCGGGCTTCATGCTGGCGCCCTCATAATTTCAGCTAGTGCAGCTATCTGTTTGGCCGTCAGTGCTTGCCAAATGTCATTTGGGATACGTTTCATGATGGCATCCCATGTCCTTGGATATCTGGCGCACCCATACGGATCAAGATAAGATATGCGCTCGGCTTTTTTTCGTTTAATGTTCATTCGTTTACTCCATTGGTTTCGGCATAATTGCCCGTTAACCCTGACTCGCAGGGCTAACAGTCAATCAGAACGCTGAACAGTACACAAACCCGCTAGATGTTTCCCCTACTATGCTAGTGTTATCGTTCAGCCAGTCTCGGACCTTCTTAGCCCTTTCCTCGTCATCCTCGCAGTCGGTCAGATCAATGTTGTAATCTCGGGCTATATCCTCAGCGCTATCGTGGCTGTAGTCGCAGCAGATAGCGATAACGTCAAGCTCCATATCCGGATTGACTTCCTCAAAGTATTCATAAAGCGCGGTCAGTGCCTCATAACCGAATTGTGCGTACCGGTCGAAGCGGTGGAACGCTTGCATAAATTCGCCAGAATTAATTTGCTGAATCATTTTTTATCCTTTGGTTAGTTGGTCGGATTGACCCCAAAGCCCCACACGTGAGGCTTTAAGATTTCCCGATTAGTTGAGCGGGTCGGTCTGGCTTATGTGAAACACGGTAACGGACCGCGCCAGCTTGCGAGATTCGCCAGTGTCGGCCTGTTTGGCGTCAATCCATGTGACCAGCTTTACGCCATGTTCACCCCTGCGGACAGTACGCCCCAGGCCGCGCCATGCGTGAAACGATAGGACATTGACACGGGGTTGAATGTCATCGGCAGGGATACCCATATCTAAAAAGCCAGCATAAACAAAAGGCAGGTTTGATGTTGCCTGACTAGACCGGGCGCGAGTCAATGCGGTTTGTGCGAGTTCGGATGAGTTCATATTGTTTACCAGTTATAAAGTTAGAGTTTATATCAGCCAGCATCGGGCAGGACAAAAATATTGTAGGTGTTTACCCTAGTAACCGGGCTTCATCCCGGCCAAGTGCGATTAGGCGGCGAGCTTCGGCACGGTCTTCTATGCGTTCGGATTCGATCATGCGGCGAACGGCTTCGCCTTGTAAGCGGCCGCGCTCGTAGCGGTAACCGGCGTCAATGTAGGCGTGTTCGGTGTGGTTCATTTGGCGTCCTTAATTGGGAGCATTGATAATTTGGTCAAGCGTTGCCCATTCTGGAGCATCGTCTAACCCTTCGATGCCGCGAGTAGTCCAGATTCTGGCGGCTTCAAGGCGGGTCGGATATATCCAGTGCCCGGACTGGTTAAACCAGCGATTGAAACGGGTTATAGCTATCATTTTTTAACCTTTTTGGTCAAGTATTCGGCGCGAGCTATTGCAATGGATAGACCGTCCGGGGTTGGTGCATAGCTGCTATCTGGGGTAGAGTACACCGGGCCAGTCTTGTACACGGTGTAAGATTCCGGGCCTTTCCAGACCCAAAAATGGCCAGAATCAAAAACGATTTGTGATTCTTTCATGGCGTGGCTTTGTCTCTAATAAGTTGGTACATATTCCAGCCACTGGTAACAGTGCTGTGGCCGTGGTGAAGTAGTTCGGCATTCGTGTTTCGGTCGAATGAGTGCCAACCCTCCCAATCAGCGGGGTAGCGGCATACTTCATTCCAGCCCCTGATCTCGTTTTTAGCGTGATAAGCGATCATTGGTGCGTTGGTCATGGTTTCATCCGGTAAAAGTAAATGATAAAAGGGGACACGATAAGAGCGGCGGCAATGGCAGCATATAAAAGGTCAAGTAAAAAGCGTCGCATCATTTGCCCCATGTAAAAAACGAACGCAACCCGTTTCCGTCAACGATATAGGCCAAGGGCTTCCCCCATGATTCATCGTCAATCATGTTGGCTGTATGCTCATCCAATAAGCCCGGCATATCGTCAGAACCCAGATAAACCGGGTTAGCTGGCAGAGTTTCATAAGATGGATAGAGCTTCATGCTTCATCCTTGTAAGTCACGAACGCACAGATTGCAGCGCCGGTCAGGTTGTATCGGGCCATATCGCCCGTGTCGTAATCCTTCGACCATCCGGCCCCATGTTTACGCGCCAATTGTTGTATGGCGCCAAGCATTGACTTGGCTTTGTAGGTGTAACGGCGTACCCATGAATAATTGGCTTCACCGCCGAATGTATCGGTAACTTCAATATCGTATGTGTGCATGGTTTACCTTTGTAGTGATGCGGATTGCATCCCATAGCGCCCAAGACGGACGCTACAGGATGGAATCAGCATACTTCGTCGTAGTCTCTCTCCATGGTTTCGCGTGTTTGCCTATCCATACGCAAAGCCGCCGAAACCTTATAGACTGCATCAGGGTATTCGTAACCAGCTGCGATAACCTGGGTCAAAATTTCCCAATCACTATTACCTGCCTTCTTTGATTCTTTGATGTCGTTCGTGTTCATTTTTTACCTTTAATCTGTCGCTGACAATCAGTGACATTGGTAAGTATCTTATCAGCCAGCATAGCCCAATCACTAGGGACAAACCCTAATAAATCCACAATTGATTTAATCGGGTAACGTGGGTTGATAGGTTTTCCCTATTTGTTCTGGTAGACTCGCGGCAAAGCGGCCCAGGTCGGGCGGCATAAGAGCGCAGCGGAACAGCACAAGATGGTCAAGCTATCACGTAAGGCACTCACAGAGGGACTAAAGGATATCCCCTTGTCTACTATCTTAGGTAAAAGCGTTTCCGACGGTCTGACTGGTAAACAAAAAGCCTTTGCACTGCAAGTAGCCCAAGGCCAGACCAAGGCCAGCGCCTACCGTAAAGCATACAAACCAAACGCAACCAAACGAACCCTAGCCGGTGCGCCTTATGAGCTTGCGAACGACCCGCGCATATCCCGCGAGATAAAAGCTTATGAGTTAGCTATTGAAGCTGCGAAACATAGAACCCCGGCAGCTTTACGTGAATTAGTCATTTCTGGTTTGGTTGAAGTGGCTCTAAACCCCGACACAAAGGATAGCGTTCGCGTCCAGGCGCTACGCACTATCGGCACCATCACAGAGGTGTCGGCATTCACCGAGCGCAAAGAAGTGCGAACGATTAGCAGTAGCGAAACAGCTAAGGCTTCCATCTTGGCGCAGCTACAAACTCTAATGACCGGCGACATTACCGATGTGACTAGCCGGGATGCGGAGAGCTTACTTGCAGAGTTGAAAGCGCCAGAGAGTGAACCCGAGAGTGGGCAGGAGGCAGACCCACCCGTGGGGGGAGACGCCTCTGACAGTTCGGGCGTACCTAGTCTTTGAACATAGTATTCCACTCAAAGTGTTCCAAATTTCCACTCAAAGTATCCCCACCCCATAGCTTTTTGGAACACACCCCTTCCATTTCTAACCAAACACCCCCGGATAGTATAAAAATTTCTAAAAATAATTCCTGACTAATCTGTATGGTTACTAATAATTTTCAGCATAAAAACAACATCGATCCAAAACGTTTCGGATCGATCGAAAATTAAGTGAAGATAAGTGCAGGTGTTTTTAGCAAATGGAAATAAAACCCAAAAAACGGTTGACGATACTTATGAATGGTGCTATGAGCATCAATAAGGGGCATTTGAGCCATGAGGATAGTCTGGAGAAAATTGTGACGAATGCTCAGAGGGAAGTGTTTCTTTGTATAGATGAGTATTGGAAGAAGTTTTACTTTGCTCCTTCTCTTAGGGAGATAGCTAAGATGAGGGGTAAGAGTGGATTGGGGAATACTAAGGTGATTGTGGATAGGTTAGTGGAGTTGGGTGTACTGAAGAGAATAAAAGGAAGGGCCAGAAGTGTCCGTCCCTGCTATATAAATTTTAGGAACGTAGAGTGAACCTATCCGCTTTGCTGGCTAAGTTGCCTTTACATGAGCAGGAGTCTTTGCTGGCTCAGGTGGCTGACTATAGGGATGCTGTAGATAGGGAGAAGGCTCAGAAGTCTTTTATGGCTTACGTGAAAATGATGTGGCCGGGGTTTATTCACGGTAGGCACCATGTAGTGATGGCTAAGAAGTTTGAGGCCATAGCTGAGGGTAAGTTAAAGAGGCTGATTATTTGTATGCCGCCCCGGCACTCTAAGAGTGAGATGGGGTCGTTTTTACTTCCGTCGTGGTTCTTGGGGAAGTTTCCAGACAAGAAAATTATTCAGACTTCCAACACGGCTGACCTTGCGGTTGGGTTTGGACGTAAGGTTAGGAACATCGTTGACTCGGAACAATACGCCAAGGTGTTCCCTGATGTGTCTCTGAGACAAGATAGTAAGAGCGCCGGTAGGTGGTCTACTAATAAGAATGGGGATTACTTTGCTATCGGCGTAGGAGGTACTGTTACGGGTAAGGGTGCGGACTTACTTATCATTGACGATCCACATTCTGAACAAGAAGCTAAGGCTGCTTCTAGTAGTCCTGAGATATTTGATACTACTTATGAGTGGTACACCTCTGGCCCTCGTCAGCGTCTCCAGCCGGGTGGGTCTATTGTTGTGATCATGACACGATGGTCGAAGAGAGACTTAGTAGGCCGAATCTTAAAAGACGCCATGTCTCGGGGCAAAGATGAAGAGTGGGAGATTATTGATTTCCCTGCCAT